CCAGACCGGGCTGACCACCGTCACTTTCCTGACCGGGGACAGCGCCGCGACCCAGACCCTGCCCAAGGCCGTGGTCCTCTGCGACTCGGCCCGCAACCCTGCCGACCTCCCCGAAGGCGAGGGCAACTACTCCTGCTCGGTCCGCATCACCCTTTTCTCCAACGCCGACGACACGACCCTTGCCGATCACCGGGCCCGCTGCGCCGCCCTGTCCGGCAATATGCGTGACCTGACCAGCATCAAGGCGGCCTTCGTGACCAGCACCGACGCGACCTGCTACGACGTCACCATCGGCTCCGAAGACGAGGGCATCGACGAACGCTCCTGGGCGACGGCTTTCTCCTTTGACGTGCTGGTCGTCCTGCCTGCCGCGTAACCTTCCAAACCTCGCATAATCAAATGGCCGCCATCTCTAACGGAACGACCTGCATCTACGGAGTCGCAGGCACTGTCGCTAACCTCTTCGTCCAGAGCTATAGCCTCTCGTCCTCGTTCAACGCGGACGTGACTGTCGTTGACGAGACTGGCCTGACCAAGACCCACCGTCTGGACGACCGCAAGTCTGAGATTACCATCGAAGGCATTGCCAAGACCTCGACCATGCCGGTCCTCGGCACGGCTCTTTCCTTTACGGTCAACACGGCCTCCGCCTATCCGGCTGGCTCGGCCTCGGTTTCGGGCGTCTTTACGGTGACCAAGATTGACGACAAGGGCTCCAACAAGGGCTTCACGGCTGTGACCATCACGGCCATCGACTACGAAGGCATCACGCCTGCCTAATTGACTTCCCCGCAAAGGGGATAGCATCAAGGAAGTGGACCGCCGCTTCTTAGACGCACATATCGACCCGGCGCCCTTTCGGCTGCTGGGTCGTTTGCTTTACCCCTGGTGCCTGAAGTACCGGGTCCGTCTGATGGCGTTTGACTCCCCGCTGGTCACGGGCTCCCGCGGCGTCACTCCTGCCGATCTGCTCTTCGCCTGCAAGGTGTGCGCTGAGGAACCGCTCGGCGGCGACATCGGCATGGTGGACCAACTGCGGCTGATGTCCTTGGCCCGCAACCCTGCCAAGTTCGACGCCATGCTCACGGCCTTTGCCGGCTACATCCTAGTCCAGGACTGGCCCAAGTTCTGGGAGCAGAACAAGACCAAGTCGGGTGGCGGGGACAAGGGGGTGCCTTGGCCGTTGGCTATCGTGGCCAACCTTATCGCGTCAGGCATCGAGGAGAAGCGCGCATGGGAGATGCCTGAGTGCCAAGCCATCTGGCTGAACTCCGCCCTGGCTATCCGCAAGGGGGCGGACGTGGCGATCATGTCGCCCGAGGAGGAAGCCTTCATGGCCGAGGAGGAAGCCCGGGAGAAAGCCGCGGCGACCCCTTCCAATCCTGCAAAGGAAACACCCGATGAGCCAATCCCTGGAGCTTAACATCAAGACGACCTCGGACGTACCGCAGGCCATGGACAAGGCCAAGTCTGCCACCGTGTCCTTCGGTAAGCAGGTCGAAGACATCCAGAAGAAGTTCAGCACGGCGTTCAAGGACATCGCCTTGGGCTTTGTCGCACCGATGGTCCTGCTCAATGCGGCCATCAATTACATCAGCGCGGCAATTGAGAAGCGTAAGGCCGACATCAAGGAGGCTTATGACTTCGCCGTAAAAGCAGAGTCTAAGTATCTGGACTCGGAGACTGTCGTCCTTGCTAAGACTCGCGCCGCCAGGGAGCAGGATGAAAAGGAGCGCGAGATGGCCAAGACCGCCAAGCTGACCGAATACACAAAGTTCCTCGAACAGCCCGGAATGCGGGACAAGGTCGCCGAAGAGATCGGCGGATTCCGCGGCTTCAGACTAAAGACCGGCATTGATGCGAACGCCGCTGAAGACATGGCGAAAAACGCTGACGTTCAGGCCGTGATTGCCCGCATGATTGCCCCGGCTGTAGCCGCCAGCAAGAAGGCATCAGAAGTCACCGCGGAGCCTAAAGGCAAGGACTTCAAAGGCCCTGAAGGCTTCGGCAACGTCATCGGCGTTGGCCCGAACCCTGTCATGGAGGCCATGGCATCCCAGCTCGAAGAGCAGAAGAAGCAGACAGCCCTGCTCGAGAAGATCGCAGGCGACCCCGGTGCCACCTCTTGGATGAACTCTACCCCGTCACGAGCAGCCATGCTCACGGGCAAATAATTTATGGCTATCGTAAAGAACGGCAACGCCCTCACCACCCCGGTCCAACAGCCAGGCGGCAAGATTTCCGACGACGGTTACGGCCTTTTGACGGCCACCGTCATCTGGAAGGCTGATGCCGCCGCCGCCCTTGGCTCGGTCGTAAACCGCGGCTCAACTTGCCCGCTAAATGCCAACTGTTCGGCGCATCGTTACAGCATCGTCTATGACGCGCTGAACATCGCCACCCTGACGGTGGACTATGTCGGCATCGATGGTGGCGTGGCCTACACCGACCCGCAGATCACCGGCTCGCAGGGCCTGACCTCGGAGCACATCACGACCCACCCTAACTTCTTCGAGACGGCCACGGGCTTGGGTTTCGCCGGCTCTCCCATCGCAGGCGTCGGCACGGGAAGCGTGGCTACCCCTGCTTATCCAATCATCCCTGGAACCAGCACCCCCGCCGAGTATGGAGGAAATAACGGTGCCACGTTCGAACTCCCGATTGGCCGAACCTTCAAAGGTTTTAAGAAGGCAGAGTTTAAGGATTTCTACGGAAAGACGAACTACCTTGCGCCGCAATGCTCTCTCTCGGGCGTCATCTATACGTCGAGCTCGACCTTCGTAAACAATATGCGGAACGCCGTCGGCAAGACTTCTGGCACCGGCACGTTTGCGTCTCAGCAGCTTGTCCCTGCTTACATGGGCACGGCCTTCACGATCAGCAGCAAGAACCAGCTGCTCCTCGCCCAGGTATCCTTTGAGGACTTCGGCCTGCTGTATAAGGTCCAGTACGAACTGCGCTTCAACCGCGAAGGCTACAACGCCTCGGTCTACGCCCCGGTCTGATGAAACTGCAACCCGGAGTCGGCTACACCTTCGACTCATCGTCGAGCGGGTTCACGCTGGATACTACTGACCCGTTCCCCGGCGTTGGGGCTTCGGCACAGCACCCGTTTCAAGTCATCAACATCGTGCTCGATTCTGGCGCTTGGACTTATCAGGTCGTCCCTGGCACGATGAACAACGAGGTCGCTCAGATTGATGAGGACTCAGTCTGGGTTTACACTAACCGAACCGCTGGCGGTATGCCTAACTGGCCTGTCAGCGTGCTTAACTTTACGGCGACCAAGTCCTACATCTACCTGCGGGCCGGCGTAGATCAGACCAACGACGCTTTCCCTGGGCAGACCGATAACGAGGACGAGTGGCCGCGCATCATCTCCTCGGGGACAGTCCTAACCGACACGGACACCTATGGCTACATCCTGCTGGCCGAGGCCACGGAAGGCTCTGGCCCTGTCTGTAGCGTTGTCCAATATGTGACCGGCTCGCTCTGGGCTGACCGCATCAAGCTGGGTACCCTGACGGCGAAGTATTACTACGCCCGCACCTAATGGCTACGGCCCTCAAGACATGGGCCAAGGTGCGTGCGCCTGTCCTCTGCGTCACGGGCACAGGGTCTGGCGTGGGCATCCCGCTGGCAAAGGGTGGCAAGATTAGCACGTCAGGGGTCGTCGCTGATACCTTTAACGTCGTTTATGAAGGGCCTATCTTCCTCGGGGATCAGCAGACCATGATGCGGACCGACTTCAACCCTTACACGATTACAGGTACGGTGGGGACTCCCGCCGCCGTCCGCACGCCTTACTTCACGGCGGACTCTCCATCCTTCACTCCGAACCCCGGCAGTTTTGGAGAAAGGCAGGCTCTGGATTCCGTCCCTGCCCAGACCCTGACCGATGACCAGAAAGGCGAACTGATTGGCGAACTTGTAACCACGACCACGACCTCCTTCACCATGACAACCGACGCCTTCAACGGTGGGCAGACTTACTCCCCTGGCTTCGAGGACATCGTAAGTATCGGCAATCTGACCGAGGTCTGACCCCCCCCTTCCAATCGGGGCAAGATTAAGACCCGATGAGCTGCAACACCGTCACCTTCAAGCGCGGATCGTCCTTCTCGGCGTCCATGGTATGGAACCCTGAACCGGGCGGCATCGCTAACCTCGTTGGGGTCACGGTCACTTCCAGCATCATCGACACGCAGCAGAACGAGTATGACCTCACCTGCACGGTGGCCGCTGGCGGCCTTTCCGTGACCATGGTCTACCCGGGCTCGACCGCTGACTGGGCCTTGGGCTCGGCCAAATGGGACATCAAGTTCCTGAACGGCGGCACGGTCTTCTACTCCGAGACGATGCGCCTCGACCTCATCGGTCAGGTCACCGCTTAAACGATGTCCCTCACGATCACCATCCCTGGCGCGGTCAACGTCACCACTGGGGCCATGGCCCCTGCCGTCCTGACCATCGGCGTCGGCGTGCCTGGAGCGACTGGCCCTCAAGGTCCGGCTGGCCCGGGCGTTCCCGCTGGCGGCAGCGCAGGTCAGTACCTCCAGAAAATAGACGGCACGAACTATAATACCGACTGGGTCACGCTGAACCTTGCGGCCTACGCTCCGCTCGCGTCCCCTGCCTTCACGGGCAACCCGACCGCCCCGACCGCCGCCCTCGGCGATAACGACACCTCCCTCGCCACGACCGCCTTCGTGCAGCAGGAGCTCCTGTCGGGCACGGCTAACGCCCGTAACCTCGAGGTCTACGTCCGCAACCAGACCGGCT